GTCCTACCAGTTTGACAGAGACTCTATCGGAGGCCTCTTTAAGATCGAGCGTTGCAAAACGTCCGTTCTTAGAAGCAGCCAATGCAAGCTTCTGATTCGGAGACTGATCAGTAAAGTTCAGTCGTCCCCTCGTAAGAGGAGCCGATTCGAGGGCTGGCACGATTATCTCAAGAAGAGACTGTTGTGTATATTGCATACAAACAGGCTCGACAGCGATAATTCGCGGAGTCTTAAGCGTTTTAGGAACCGTTATAACCCTTACGGGAGGCTCGGATCCAGGTTCGAAGAAGTTGATTCCCTCGATTTCGGCGAGGAATCCCAAGTTAGGGATGCCGAACCGGTCGATGGGAAAGAAAGACTGTAGTCTTTCATGCCACGACTTGAGCTCATACTTTCCATTGGAATATATGCGCTCGGCGGTGGCCCCAGGGCCATGCCTTGGGATGTGGTCCTGGCTTCTAACCGTATGGTTAACAGCTTGTAGACTACTACCCCAAAGCAGATCTGCGACATCACCAAAATACCTAAAAAGGTTATTAGGGTAATTGTCAGCAGCCTGAGCAACTTCTTGCTCACACTCGACAAATCTGTCATAAGCTTTCCTTTCACGTTCTAACGAGCATGGAAGGAGTACCTTCTTAAACAGGAGGCATATTTGCCTTACTGCAAAGATGGCACATATGTCAGGTTCATCGAGAAGACAGCCAGTACCAGCGTCGAACACACGGCTAGTGAAACCTTGCAAAAATGCAGGGAGACACCCCTTCCTCTTAAAACCTAAGAAGAAGTTAGAGCCTACCTTGCCTTCTGCCAGACCTTTCTCAAAGTCTGAGCAAAAAGAAGGCATGGTTATCGTGAGAAACGATAACCCTTCGTGTTCAACGCGGCGTTCGACTGTTTTAAAGTCGAGCGTGGTGCTAGTGCAACACCATGAGCTAGAATCATCTAGCACACACAAGAGTAGTCGCATCAGGCTTTTCATGTCGTGCCTCCTTAAATGGAAGTTACGGCAGTCCTTGCCATGATGTGCCCACAGTGTGTACAGGATTACTCCTGTTCGAGATCAACTCGCGTCGATCTCAGCATGCTCGATAAGGGAGTACCCTTTCAGGACTCCCCACCGAGTACGGCCGTTACCTTGGCCCCCGAGGACGCCGTCAGATACGCAGTTAGCGCATCGACGATGTACTTGGCCTCAGTGTTCGTAAATCCCGTAACGGGAGTATCGATCACGAGGTACGCAGACATCGAATACTTGATGTTCTGCGCGGAGATGAGTGGATCAGCCGCAATCTTGGAAAAATCCAAGCGCACGGTTCGACGAGTACGCTTCGCATAATTATGCGAAATCGTAAGCTTCGTAGTTCCATCATCCTTCTGATAGGACGAGGTATCGACGCCACGACCAATAGCGGGCAACGAAGTTGCAACGCTGTTAATAGTGACTGACTGCGGGTCTGCCAGCATGGCACGACTCTCCTGTTAGTAGTTGATACACACGCAAAGGTGGCCTAGTGCATTCGGGTAAAACCGAGTGAAGCTAGGATGGCCAACTGTCGAAGGGAAAACCCGTCGAAAGAAAGGCCGAA